ACCAAGAAAACAACCGATTAAAGACCTTGTTGGAATTTATAGAGATTTAGTTAAAGAAAATATAATAACAAAAACAGATGATGATGAACAACGGATTAGAAATTTAATTGGTTTCTAAAACATTAATAGTTTAATAAAGAATTGTTTCTTGTAATTATATTATGGTATAATTTAAAGAAATGAGACCATTAATTGGAAGTCCGGGTGGTAAATGGTTTGTTACAGATAAGTTAATACAATTATTTCCAGAACATAAAATTTATACTGAATTATTTTGTGGTTCAGCCAGTGTATTCTTTAAAAAGAAACCATCAGAGGTAGAAGTTTTAAATGATTTAGACGATTACTCATTTGTTTTAAAATTTATTAGAGATGCAGATGATAAAACTCTTGAAAAGATTACAAAATTAAATTGGATTCCATCAAAAACACGATTTGAAAACATTAAAAAGTTAAAACCACAAAATGATTTACAAAGATTTTATAAATTTGTTTATTTAACTCGGTTTAGTTATAATTGCAAAAGACACGATTATATTGGAAGCGGAACTAAATTTGATGTTAATAAAATTTATGAAATTAAGGAGAGATTAAAAAATGTCAAAATATATCAGCAAAATTATCAAACAGTCTTAAAAAAATATAACGAGAAAGAAGCATTTCACTTTTTTGACCCACCATATCATATTGAATGGCGAAAAGATTGGGGTATAAACAAATTTGATTTGAATGAATTTATTGATGTTCTTAATGATGTTCGGGGGAAATTTCTCGTAACATACCAAATTTTTGATGATTATAAAAAATACTTTAAGCGTTTTTATATTAGCAAAATGAAATATAGAAGAATTGGTCATTTAGGTGCAAAATTAAAGAAGCCTTTTTTTGAATATGAACTTATTATAACAAATTATAAACCAGTGAAAAACAAGATGTATTTAGAAATGCAAGAAGACTTACTTGATATAGAATATCCAGAATTTGTTTTAATTCCAGATTTTATAGCAATAAGTGGTTCAAGTGTCTATGGTAAACCCAATCCAAATGATGTGGATGTAGTAATTAAGATTCCCCAGGGTTTATTTGATTATATCTATGAGCATAATAGAGATTTGTTTGATGTTTTAATTCTTAAACTTGAGAGAATTTTTAATAATGGTAAAAAGGGAAATAAGAAAGTCCATATAGTTCCATCAACAGTTGGAGCTACTTTTGATAATTTACCAGTTTATGACCTTGTTTTAAGACCCAAAGAAGATTTAGAAATAGAGTTAATTAATGAGCCCGAATTTAAACCATATTATTATCAAGAATTAAGAAGTGCAAGTAAAGAAACAGAGAAACAAGCCAAACAAAGCAAAAAAGAAGACAAGATAGAATTTGGAAGATTTTTTTATCCAGAAAAGACTAATCTCACAGCCGTGATGTTTTTACCTAAAACAGAAGAATTTTCAGTAGAAAAAGTCAAAGAGTGGATAGACGAAAATGATGCTTGGAATAATTGTTTTGCACAAAAGAAATATGATGGGAATAGAATAATAATTTTTTACTCTAAAAATGGAGATTCTAAATTTTATTCTGATGATGGTCGTGAAATTTCAAGCAAGAAATTTCCACGTTTATTAAAAGTCTTAAATAATATAGATTGTGAGAATGCAATTTTTGATTGCGAATATGAAATGTGGGAAAGTGGTAAAAAATATAACAGAGAAGATGTTGCAGGTTATTTGCATAATAAAATTGATTATGATGATAAATTCGGAATAGCAAATGTTTTTGATTTGCTGTATTTGAATGATGAAGATATTCATAAAGAAAATCTTGAATTTAGAATAGATAAATTATCAAAAATAGCAGAAAATAAAGAAGGTATAACAAGAACAATTAATATCCCTGATACAGCGAACTTTAAAGTGAATTTGAGCCCAACTTATTTGTTAACAAGAAAAAATATTGAAACTGTATTGAAAGAACTTGCATTTGCACCAGCAAGTGAAGGGGCAATGATTAAATTAAATAATGCATATTCATTACAAGGATATGCTTCTAACTGGTTAAAATTCAAAAAATATGAAACATTACGAGCAATCGTTCTTGAGGTTAAGCCAACTAAAGTAGTAGGTGTTTATAATTATGAAGTTGGTGTTTCACTTAATGAACCAGAAAATTTTGATAATATAGTTGAACTTGATGGCAAACAATATGTGCATATTGGTAGAACTTATTCAACCAAAATAAAAGCCAATAAAGGTGATATTTTATCATTATTTTTTCATACTTTAAATCTTTATAGACAGAAAAATGGCAAATATAGAGCACATATCTATGAGCCAATAGTTGAAGAATTGCATCCAGAAGAAAAAACTCCAGACAATATTAAAGATGTTATTGAAAAAGCCAAAAACTCTAATTTACTTGTAGAAAAATATATAGAAAATCTTGAAGAATATAATCCAGTGGAAGTTGAAACAAAAGTCTTATTAGATGATTTTAGAATATTAAATGCTTGGTTAAATTCAGGCATTAAAAAATATTCTAAAGAGTTAATAATTCAAAAGTTAAGAGAAGTTATAAGAGAAATGATTAAAAGAAATATTGAATTTCATCCAGAGAACTACAAAGTAGAGTTAGTGAAACAAATAGTTGAAGAGGAGCTTGAAAATGCCAGAAAGAAATGAATTTTTAATAATTCCACCAGAAGATAAGAAATATAAGTATGTTATACAGATTCACGCAAGAGGAGAAACTATTCATTTAGATTTACGCTTACAAAGAGAAAATGATTTAATTGGCTGGACTCTTTTAGTGCAAGAACCAGGCATTATAAAAGAACCTATTACTACCCTTGAACAGGCAAAAGAATGGTATGAAAAACATAAAGATGATATGAAATTACTTATTGAAAAAAATGATATCAAAAAGCGTGAAATTAAAGGCGGAATTATAAGAAGAGCAAGTATTCAAGTAGTTCCAAAAGCACCAGAACCAATGGTATGGTTATATGAATCAAAAGGCAGTGATTTTGAGATATTTGTTGAAGGGGTTGCACCAATTGGAACTCCAGGCTCAACTGCAAATTATCCTGGCGTATTTCTTATAGTTGATAAAGGTTTTGTAGAATATGGTTCTCAAAGAGCATATATGCACGAATATTTTTTTAATGGAAAATTACAAGGCAGATGGTTCATAAGAGCATTATCACATAAAGAAATGAAGGAAACGATTTTACCACCTGCTGAAGCACCAGAAGAAACTGAAATAAGAACAACCTTCTATTGGGTTTTAATTAAACCAGATGACCAGAGACCATATGTTTTGGGTGAAACAGCAGTTCAAGAAGGCTGGTTACCACCATATAACTATTCTGCTTTGCCTTCTACATTAAAGAAACAAGTTCCTAAAGAATTACAATACTGGAAAGTAAAAGATAGATTAAAAGCACACAAATTAAGAGTAGAAGTAGCAAAATTATACGATGATAAAGTTTTGAAATACGCAGAAGAAACAACTTATAAATTATGGAGAATATGGTGGAAAAGACATGATAAAGAAGGTAAACCAGTAGTAGTAATAAGATGGGGTCCATCAACAGAAGTATTTTTATTTAAAATTGGAAATATGGTTTTTGAAACTGAATTTAATCCTCTTGCGTCAGAAACACTTGCAATTAAAAGAGTTATAAAAACAAAAATTGATGATTTAAAAGAAAAAACAATTGAAACGCAAACAGAATTAAATCCAACTAAAAACACAACTTGCAAAATGGAATTAATTGCACAAGGTAAGGCAAAGATTTACATCAATAATAGAGATTTTTTGAAATTTGAAATTGATAATGAATTATACATAGCTAAAAAAGAAGAAAACACCAATTTCTGGACTATTTCAACCTCAGCATTACCTTTATTAGAAAAAATAACTTGACATAGATTAAAAATGAAGGTAAAATTTATTTAAAATTCTTCAAGGAGGCAAAAATGTTAGAATACATTATTAATCTGGTTAAAAATGAAGTTAATGACTTTGATGAGTTACTTACTAAACTTGATGATTTAAAAGCAAAAGAAGAAAAATATTCTGATTTAATTACTTTTTTACAGAATTGCATTCAGAGCGATAATCCCCAAAAAGAAATTAACGATTTTTTGGATTTTGCTTCAAAAAGCAAATCTCCTTATGGTTATCCACAATACGGATATCCAAACATTTCAGTAATTGACGAATTAAAAAAAGTGCTTGAATTGAAAGATAAAGATAAAATAAAAGAAGCATTAAAAGAACTTATTGAAAAACTCACAAAAATAAAAGAAGGTTATGGTTATCCACCAGCAGAATTAGCAAAATCAGCAGAATCAAAAGCAAATGAAACAATTGATTTATATGACCAAGAAATTTGCCAAGTTGGTGATTATGGGCCAAATGGTAAAGTAACAGAAGAAATGCTTGATAAAATGTTAAAGAATTTTGAAATACTAAAAAATATATATCAGCCTGTTCTAACTTTAGACCATGTTGAAGCCGGACCAGCAGTTGGAGTTATAACTGCTTTAAGAAAAAATGACGGTAAATTATATGCTGATATGACAAATGTCCCAATTTATATAGCAGAAATGATTAAAAGAAAAAACTACTTCAGATATTCTCCAGAAATTTGGATAGCGAAACCAGAAGGACTTCCCCAAGATGTAGTTAAAGATATTGAGCCTCCAGTATTAAGACGAGTTGCATTACTTGGTGCTGGAGTTCCAGCTATGAAAGGACTTGCAGAAGCGAAAGTTTTATACAATAATGAAGATTTTAGTAAAGTTGCTTACATTGATAACAAAAAACAAACAATAGAAATGGAACAATTTAATGAAATCATTGATAGAGTTTCTAAACTTGAGAAAGATAAATTCAAAGAGCAGATTAATAATTATCTTGAGAATTTAATAGCAGAAGGTAAAATTTTGCCAGTGCAAAAGAATAAATTGCTTCCTTTATTTGAAGAACTCTACTCAAATAACTTAATTATCAAATTTGAAGAGAATAATCAGCAAAAAGAAACAACAGCAATTGATTTACTTAAGAATTTCTTGTCTTCAATTAAACCGCAAGTTAATTTTGAAGAAACAAATACTCAACCTGAAAATATAACTGAAGATGAAGATATTAAGAAAGATAGATTAATTGAGAATTATAGAAGAGAAATTTTGGAAAAGACAGGAAAGAAAATCAGTTATACTGAAGCAATGAAACAACTTGAAAAACTGGGTAAAATTTAAATAGGAGGGTAAAATGGCAGAATTAAAAAAATATGAAAAGTATCTTGTTGGAGTAAATGCTGAAACAACAGATTTAACCAAAGGAACTATTGTGGCTTTTGTTGATGGACAGAAAGTTAAAATTGCAAATAATAGCAACAAACTTCTCATTACAGGAGTAGTTCTTGATAATGAAAGAACAATCACTGGAAATACTCCTTCAGGTGATGCTTGTGATGTATTAATTGAAGGCGAAACAGTTGTTTATACTTCAACTGATGTTTCTGCTGGAGATTTACTTGTGATTGACAATGGCAAGGTTAAACCACTTACATTTGGAACAGGAGACCTTCATATTGAGAAAGTTTTTGCGGTTGCTCTTGAAGATGTTGCAGGAGTCAATAAACCAGTTAATGTAAGAATTTTAAATGATTTAGTAAGCATAACTTAATTTTAAATAGGAGGTTAAAATGGCAACTTACAAACAGGAAGTTGTTTTAACAAAATGGGTAGCAGAATTAAGATTTGACCAGATGGATTTTATAGCAGAAAAAATTGCGATGAAAGTTTCTACAAATGGTGCAATTGCTGGTATTTACTATGAATATGAGAAGTCTCCAATCACTCCAGTTGATGATAGAATGTCTCCCAAAGGTGAAAGTAAATCAATAGAAACTCGTGGTAAATTCAGAGAAAGACAATTTACCTGCTATGAATATGGTTTATCTGATGGAATAAGAATTGACGCTCCAGACCCACTTGGCAGGTCTCAAGAAGCACAAGCCAAGGAAGTAGTTGCTAAACTTGTTAAAACAAGAAGATTAAATAAAGAACTTCAGTTGAAGGCACTTTTAGATGGAGCAACTTCAAGTGCTGTTGCTAATCCTTGGGATTCAAATGCAGCAACTATAGAAAAAGATTTGTCTGATAAATGTAGACTTTTTGGAGATATTGCTGGTGTTATGCCAAATACTATTATAATTCCATACAATGTTTGGGAAACAATGGTAATGAATGCCACATTTAGAGACTTATTTAAAATCAAAGAAGGTGATGTTAGAAAAGAATCTGACATCACAGCAATTATTAGGGGCAGGTTTCCTTTCATTAAGGAAGTAGTTATCCCTATTTTAAAATATACGAACTCAACTGGTTCTATTGTTGATTTGTGGGATGTGAAAAACATTTGGCTACTTTCAATTGGTGGTGAAAAAGATAATGAAACACAGGAATATATCGGAACACCAACTGAATTTACATTTATCAGCAAATTTGAAAACAAAAAAGAAACAGTTGGTTCTTGGCTTTCAGAAAATGGAAAAATTAAATACTATGAAGTTACAGAATGCTATGATTTAAGAGTCATTTGTTCAAATGCTTGTTTGAGAATAACTAACGTGTTATCATAATGTGTGAAATAAATGTATATAACAACACAACAAGTTCTGGATTTATATCCAGATGTTAGAAGGACATACAATGAAGGTAAAATAACAGATGCACAGATAGAGGAATATATACAACGAGCAGAAAGCATAATAAATTTATATTTGTCTCGTAGGTATACTATTCCTCTATCTGTGCGCTGTCCTATTATAGAGACCATTGCTTTTGAGTTATTTGAGCACTTTTATAATAAAGATAGATTAACACCATCTTATGGTGGTGAAGCAGATTCTAATACTTGGCTTGACACAAGATATAGAAGACAGATAGCATTACTTGAACTAATTGCTTCTGGAGAATATGCTTTATTTGATGAAAATAACAAAGTTATATCTCCTAATCCAGCAAAGAAGGTTATGCTTGATAGTGTTTCTTTAACAGATGAGTGTATCTTCAATTTCCAGAAAGAACCAATAGACCAGGTAATTCCAGATGGATATGCTGGTGATAAGAAATGAAATCAAAAAAAGATATTTTTTCTTACGAAATAAATCTTGCCCCTCTCCTCCGTATTCCACAAGAAATTTATAAAGACTATATTTTAACAACTCATTTTTCTTCACAAGAAGTATTATATCAACATCTTAATGCTTATCGTGCTACAGCAAGAATTGCTACTGCAATTGCAATTCCAGCATTTGTTCACGCTATTTATGATTTACAAGCGAAAAAAATCTATACTCACGGATTTGGAACTTGGTGGCGAATTAATCCAAGAACTGCAAAATTAAAACAACGCTTAAAGAAAAGTGGAATATTTCCTTCTGCAAGTGATTTATTATTTAAACTTAAAGGTTCTTTTTTTGAACAATTGAAACTTCCAGAAGGTGGAAAATTGCTTTTTAGACGTAGATTATGGGGTAAATATATTCAAAATTTACAGACAATTAGTTTATTAAACTATTCCAAGATAGTCAAACAACCAGAAAGATATCTTTTTATTAGAAGTGGGACTTTAATAAGAGCATTAGACCATTCTGTTGATATAAAAAGTAAGTCATCTTTAGTAGATAGTTTATATAAGCGAATGGCCGATACTAATATATCAGGAAAATTAACATTTAAATTAAAGAATTTAAAACCGCCTTATAGTTCGAAAAAGACATATTCAGAAATATTAATTTTTCATAGAGTAGGTGCAAAAACAAGATTAAGAGAAACATTAAGAAAAGAGGCAGAAGAAGCAAGATTAATTACGAGAAAAGAGAAAAAGCAAGCAGAAAAAGTTATTACAAAACTTATGAGTGGCAGTGAAGAAAGCCGACTCTATGCAGAAAAATTATTAAAATTATCAGAGAAAATTCGTTCAGAAAAACAACTTGATAAACGACTTACTAAAGAAGAAAGCGAACTTAAAAAACTAACTACTCAGCTTTTCACTCTTAAGCATTTATATATGCCAAGACAATTAAAGAGAACTACTAAAATGGCTTTAGTTGTTGCTTATAGACGCAAATATGGTGTTCCTAAAGAATTAACACTTAATGAGTTTGCAACTATTCCAGAAATAATTTTCTCAAAACCACCAACTAAATTTGTTATTAGACAAATAACTAAAAAAAGAACTCTAATATCAAAAAAAACAAAATATAAAAGCACATTTAAGCAGAGATATTTTATGAAATTAATGGCTAATTTACCCAGAAGGGAATTCTTTTTAACAAGAGATGAACTTTGGACGATGTATAAAGCAACAAGAGAAGAAACCTATAATGCTTTATTTGAAGCGATAGAGTATTGGGTAAGAAAAATTAGCAGAAGACCAACAATACAATTCTTTGACCCTCAAAATCCACCAGTATCAAGTAGATGGCAAGCAAGAATGGGTTATCAGTGGCAACCTCCAATTTTAAGAGAATGGGAAGAAAATATAACTCGCTTTGAATTGGCTTGGAAAGAATTTATGAAAAAAGAGACAAGAATTCCATTAAGATTTCGTGCATTAAGCGAAGCAGATAAAACTACATTATATCGTATAATTTCGGAATATTTTACTGAATTTTTAAGAAAGAAGGGACTTTACTCAGAATTTAGCAAAGAGTATAGAAAAAAACTTGATTCTATGATAAAATTTGCGATTAATGAATACATAGATAATGTAACAAGAAAATCATAAGCAGGAGGTGATAAATGATAAATATTGAGAATTTCAATAAAGTGTATAATAAGTTATTTCAAGCATTAGTTAATGCGAATATAAAGAATTCAAAGAATTTTGTTTTAACAGTTGTTTCAGAACCATTTGAAGATTATGATAAAAATATTTGTCCAATAATGATTTTACGCAAAGATTCAATAACTAATCCTTTTGATATCGGTGACCAATCAAAAATAGCAATTCCTACAAAATTAAGCCTTGGCATTTCAGTAGTTGATTACTCAACAACAGATTTCTATGAGGCGAATAATTTAGTAGAAGATTTATTAAACAAAGCATTACAAACAATTCAACAAACATACAATTTAGATATAGAACTACAAGAACTAATTGAAGAAATCATATTAGATGAGATAGTATATATTCCAGCGACTAAAATAGAAAGTATATGGTTTGCAGAAATAACTGCAACTCTAATTATTCTTTTTAAAAAGCAATATACTTTTAAAGATTAAATTACTTGACAACTATTTAATTTAGAGGTAAAATTGTTTAAAATAAGTCAGACAGGAGGTAAAAATGGCAAATAAATATAATCTTTTAAGTGGTGCAGCTACAATGTTGGTCAATAATTCAGATATTGGATTTACAAGAGATGGGATTGGAATAACTAAAGGACTGGAGACAAGAAATATTGAAGCCGACCAGCAAGATACTCCATTATTTGTTGTGATTCAGGGTCAGTCTTTGCAGATTACAACAAACTTACTTGAAATTACACTTGAGAACATTAAATTTGCTTGGAATGAAGTTGCAGAGATTAATAATAATCAGTTAGTTATTGGACAGAAGACTTCAACTCTTGCAGAACATCACATTAAAATATACGGCAAAAGAATGGATGGAAATTACATTATTATTGAGATACCAAAAGCGACTGTTTCAGCAAGTGGTGAAGGCCGATTTGTTAAAAACGGTGAATTCTTACTTCCAGTAACAATTCAGGCATTATATGATACTGGAATTGATGGTCTTGCAACAATAAGGGTTGCTTCAACTATATAAAATAATTTAAAAACAAGGAGGTTAAGATGGGATTGATATTGAATATAATTGATAAAAAAGTTGCTTGTCGTGATTTATATGTTACTGCTTACATTCTTACAAGAAATAATAAGATAAAATTATCAAACAAAGTTCTTGATGAAGAAGAATCTAAAAAAGCCAACAGAGAAATTTATTGGATTATTTTAGATGGTGATGAAAAAGAAATTAAGAAATATGTAGAAGATTTCTTCAAAGGTGTTCCAGTATCTCCACTTGAATTTAAAAGCAATTTAGATAAAGTCAGAGATTTTATTTATTCTAAATTTTAAAAATGATATTATTTTTAAAGCCAGGTTCAACTTTAATATGGGGTAATACAGATGTAGGATACACAAGAGATGGGATTATATTTGAATTTTCAATTGAAACAGAAAAACTAAAAAATCAAAGATTAAAAGTGCCACATAGAATAGTTTTAAAAGACTATTCTGTTATTTGTAGAACAAAAATATTAACTACTAACAGAGGTAATTTATTAGTTATTTTACTTGCAAATAATGCAGGTTATTTTCCAAATTTTAGTAATTATGTGCCTTATCCACTTGAGGCTTATGGTTTAACATTTCCAAGTGGAAAAGAACTTACAATTCATATTTATAAAGCAGTTTTAACTAAACTTGCAACAATTACTTTAAATAGAAAAGAAGAAAATTTATTAGAAGTAGAATGGACTGCTTTGTGGGATGATGAAAATAATGCAGTTGGTTATTTTACTTTAACTTAATTCAAGGAGGATGAGATGGAAGATAAGATTAAAATTTTAATTGGTGAGCCATTGAAAAGGAATTATAATGGACTTGAGATTGAGTTTTATCCACCACCTTTAATAGTTTATAGAAGATTATCTAAACTTTTTAAAAGTTTTTTCACTACCATTTATCCTGTTATTTCACCTAATGATAACAAAGTTGATGTAAATGCACTTAAAGATATTGAAGCAAATGATTTAATGTCAGATGAAACAGAAGATGACATTATTGAGATTATTTATCGTTGTATAAGAATAGAAGGCAAAGAAATTAGTAAAACAATCTTAAAAAATAGCAGAAGCGATTTTATTTTGTGGGCATTAAAAATAATTCTTACAGAAGTAGTTGATTTAAATTTTTTTTCTCAAATGATAACAGAAATAATAACAGGAATAAGCAAGAAACTGGAAACATCATTAAAATCATTGCAAGAATCATCAAATACACAGGCTGGGAATTAAAATATATTATTGAAGTTTTGCCTTGGCAAGTTGTATTAGAATTATATAAAAGTTTTGAAGAAAGTTTACTTGAAGAAATGAAATTTAATGCTGTTTTAAATTATCTTGCTGTTGCTTCAACTATATCAGAAGAAGCATTTGACCAGTTTAAAGAATTAATTGAAAAGCAACATTATCAAGATGAAGAAACACAAGAAGAAGCAACTTTAGAAGAATTACAAAAACTGGGTATAATTATAAATAAATAGGAATCAAAAAATGGCTGAATTTCAATTTAATATTAAAACAATACTGGAAACAGTCTTAAAGAAACCAGACATTGCTCCTTTTGTTAAAGCATTACAAGAAATATCTGATATAATAGGAACAACTTCTAAAAAATCAACTGAAGAATTTCTCAAATCTTTCAAAGGAGTATATGTTGGACTTGAAAAAGTATTTAGAGAATTGACTCCAGAAGGAGCAATTGGAAAACAAAGATATACTTTTGCTTTATCACCAGAAAAACTTGCTTCATTTGGAATAGCACAAGAACAAGTTGTTAAACTACTTCAAACTCTCAAAATAATTCCTAAAGGTGTTGAAGATATAGACAAAGCATTAGAGCATACTTTAGTTACTCTATCTGGAGAAAATGATGTTTTAAAACAAATAAATTTTACTTATGTAGTTGGTGATAGTATTCTTGCCAAACAAACACTTGATTTAGAAAAACTTGCAAAAGCAGTAGTGAAAGTTAGCAATGAAGAACGCAAAAGGCTTTTCATAATTGAACAATTAAATCTACTTCATAAAGTATTTCCTGAAGCATTTGAAAAAGCGGGAATAAAGATTAAAGAAATTAATAAAGCAAATCTTGTTCAGTTAGAAAATTACCGCGAAACAATATCTCTAAAAATTAAAGAACTTGAAATAACAGACAGAACTAAAACTGAATATGTAAAACTCTTAAACACAGTTAGTAAATATCCAGAAATTTTTGAAAAATACAAAAAACAAATTTCAGAATTTCCAGAATTATCAAAAAGACACCAAACAGAATTAAAAAATGAGATAAGCCAAGCAATTGAAAAACTAAAATTAGCACAAAAACACGAAGCAGAAGAAAGAAAAAGAGAATTATTACTCAAAAAGATAAACACTTTATATGCAAGTCCAGAATTTATTGAATATATTAAAAAACACAAAGAAGCGTATTATGCAAAAAGTAAAATTCAAAAACTTTCACTTGATGAATTACAGACTTATTATGAGCATTTAAAAGTTCTTGAAGATAGATTCAAAAGAGAAGAAAGAATAGATAGATTAACTAATGAAAGGAAAGTTTTAATTAGCAAAATAAATTCAGAACTTGAAAAACAAGGGAAATCTCTTGAAGATTATGGTTTAAAAGAAAAAGATTTGGCAAGTTATAAAAACTACCAACTAAAAACTTTTCTTGAGCACTTAAGAACCGAGGAAAAAAGCAAATCTTCTTTAATTATAAGCGATATTAAGCGAAAAGAAATTATTCAATCAATAAATGATTTAGTTAAAATAACTGGTGCTGAAGGCGAAGCTTTACTTAAACAAGCCGGGGATTTAAATTCTAAAAAACTATGGGAATTATCTGTATTACAACACGAACTTCAAATAATAAGTAAAAGACAAAAGACACAAGAACAGGAAAAACAAGAACAAACTGAAAGACTTAATCTAATAAGCAAAATAAATTCTTATGAGCAAATCAATTCAGAACTTTATGCTAAATTAGTTGGAAGGGCTGAAAATTTAAATAATTTAAAAACACAAGAACTACGCCTTATTCTGTCACAGTTACAAACTTCAGAAAGAGTTAGTGTAGGAACTGAACAAAGAAATAGATTATTAAGCCAGGCTTTAGGATTATTAAATCACATCTTTCTTATTGAAGAACAAGATGAAGAAATGCAAAAATTAAGAAGTATGCTTCAAGAAAGACTCAATGGAATGACTTATGAGCAATTAAAAACAGAATTGAGACGATTAGATTTAATATCACAAATTTATAAGTATGGCCAAAACTACTCCTTCTTACAACAAGCAATTCTTGAAACTACAGGAATTGATATTAAAAATAGAAAACAATTACTTGATTTGTCACTTGAGAATGCATTAGCAGTCAAAAAACAAGTTGAATTACAAGTTCAAAGCTATACTGCAACTTATAGAAATAGACTTGAAATGGATAGAGTTGTAAGGTCTATCAGAGCGTGGTTAGCAACTTTAACTATGACCATGAGTTTTGCAATTAGAGATGCAATTAGATATTCTATTGAATTACAGAAATTAAGAGCAGTTTACAATATGACAAATAAAGACGCTATATTCTACTTATCAATAGCAGAAGCAGTTAATATAAGAGCTGATGAACTTGTTAAATCAATTGGGAATTTCTATCAGAAACTTATAACAGCAGGTCAAGGAACTTCTTTAGTTGCAGCAAGAGTAAGAGAAGCATTAGAAAAAGTAGGACTATCTGGGATTAAACTTGGAGAAGTTGCATTTGATGCTTCAATGTCTCTTGATACCTTAAGAGAAGTATGGAAACAATTACCAGATGCTCAATCTAAAGCATATGTTGGACAAATGCTTCTTGGTGGAGAGTTTGAAAAAATGATTCCATTACTTGAAATGTCTGATAAAGATTATAATAAAATAAGAGCAACAATTGGTGATGTTGGAGATGCATTTAAGTATGCAACTGGCCCTTTGATAGCAATTTCAGTTCAATTTACTATTTTAAGATTAAAAATTAGGTCATTAGCAGCTGAAATAGCGACTCAAATAGGACCAAGTATAGAAGAAGTTCTAAAAATGTTTGGACGAATGGCGGAACTTGGTTCTTTCCTTTTGGGTAGTATGCCGAGAGTAGTTACGATTTTTACATCATTTGTGGGAATTGCAGGGTTATTAGGACTTGGAATAATGGAAGTTTGGGTTCATCTTGGTAATGTTATGCAAAGAATTAGAATGATAGCTCATGAGGGTAGTGTTGCAGCTAAACTTTTAAATCGTTTAATACTTGGTTTATCAGGACTTATTAGTAGTTTATTAACACAACTTGGTCTGGCAATGAAAACTATAATTTTAACAACTGCAAGATTTTTACATTTAGGACAGAATATTATTTCTGTTTTATCTAAAGGGCCGACAGCTCTTTATACTACAATTGCTATAGCAGTAATAGCTGGATTAGCATTATTAAATAAATGGTTGCAAAGTGCAAGAAAAGTAGAAGAGGAGAGTAGAAAACTATTAAGAACAGAGAGTGCTATAAATCAAGAACGATTCAGAAGGTTAGATACACTTGCAAAGGAAGGTTATTTAACAGAAACACAACGACAAAAATTAGAAGAAATGAAGAAACACGAAAGAGAGTTAAGAGCAGAAATAGAAAAAACCGAAAAATCTCATAATATCATATCAAGAACAAAAAGATTGAGAGATTTAAATAACCAATATAGAGAATTGGCAATTTCAGTAAAAAATTTTGAAACTAATGTAATGAAATCAGCATTTACTTTATCAAAATTTACTGATGTAGGAGAATTATTTAATGAAATAGCAAGTAGTGGAACTTATACCTTCCGGCAAAAGATGGAACTTATAGGTGATATCTATAAACAGCAAATGGAAATATTCAGTGGTGATGCTGAAGCAATGAGTGAATTAACTAAAAAATATCAAGAAACTCAAGACAAGATAAGAGAAGAAGGACGAAAAACAATTCAAGAATGGGCAAGTAAAAAACATGAATTACAATTACCTGAAATTGATACTTCAACTTATATTGGCAGAATCAAAGAAGCAGAAAAAGAAAATGAATTTACTCTTAAAAACATAGAAGAATCTTATGCCAATGAAAAAGAATTTATAATCAAAGACAGAAGAAATATGTTGGTTGGCTTAAAAATATTATATGGCCAATTAAAAGAAGCCCAAAAACAATATAATGACAAATATTATGAATTAGTAAGAGAAAAAAAGAGAAAAACAGAGATTGAAGCTAATGAAGAACTTAAAAAACTCAATGAAGAACGGATTAAACTTGAGTCTGAATATAGGAAACGACTTGCAGCTTATCAAAACTCATATAAAGATGAATTACAACTTGATAAAAATTACATAGATGCAAAGGAAGCAATACAGCTTGATAGACAGAAGAAAATTAAAAAAATAATGGAAGAAATAGAGAAAGAAACTCTAAATATTGAAAGAGAACAGACTAAAGAAAGATTAAATGTTTTAAAAGAGAGTTTACAAGCCTCTTTTGATATAATTGCAAAAGTAAATCCAGACCCAGCAGTAATAAGAGACTTTACTGATAAAATCTCTGATTTCTATTTAAAGATGGCAGAAATAGAATATAATGAATGGATAAAAGCACAAAAACTAACAGATGAGTTAATAAATCAAGTTTCTCCAGAAGACAGAGAAAAATTAATAGCATTAAGAGAAGCAAAACGAACAGAAATACTTTCTAAAGCATATCAAGAAATAATAAGTGAAATTACTAAATTCTCTTCTTCAGTTATCCAATCAGAGAAACTAACTACTAATGAAAGACTAACTGCTTATGAACAAACAATCAAAGTATTAGATAAGTTAAAATCTAAATACCCAGAATTGGCTTCAAAGATTGAAGTTGAAAGTAATAGATTAAAACTTGAGGCATTAGAGTGGATTAAAGAAACAAAATTTAAACCATATCTTGATGTCTGGCTTGAGGATTTCAAGAAATGGGCAATAAGAACTGGCGATATATTTAATTATGTTAGAGCAAATATTATAGAAAAATTTAAATCAGAATTTGAGAAACTATTTGAAACATTAGCAGAAAAGCCAGGTGATTTCTTTAAAGAATTTACTGAAATTATAAAAAGAATGACATTAACAAAATTACTTATTGAGCCTGCGAAAAGTTATTATAATTATTTAGTTGAGATGTTTGAAAAACAGGGTATGCCAATAGAAGAAGCAATGATAAAGGCAACAAGAGTAACATTTCAACAGGTTCTTCCCATGATACCAGAGGCTTATGCTGAAGTAGGTAAAGCAATTGGTAGTGTATTACAGCCAGTGCCATTACCAGCTGGAGTTAGACCATTTGAATTTGGAAAAGTATATCCATCTGGACTTAAAGAATTTCCTAAATTTGAGAATTTAATTAATAATATTGAACAGAATTTTTCTTTTCAAGGCATAACATCAACAGAACTTATAAATTGGCTTAAAACTCAATTGCCAGATTTGATAACTAATACACTAACACAATTAGGACGAGGTGTAAAATGACAAATTGCAAAATAAACACTTTAACTTTGCCATTAGAATTCAGTTATGAAAAACAGAATAAAACAAGAATAATAGAAGAAGATACAATTAGCCACAAAGAATTCTTTTTGTTAGGACATTCAATAAGTGATATAAGATTTTCATTTAATTTACCATATTCAGATAAAGACACAAAAGACTATTTTGAAGACTTATTTGAAAACCAAGAAATATTTGATTTTAGAGATTATGATGGCACTATTTGGAAATGTTTAATTTTTGAATTAAATATAAAAGAAGAAGATGGTTATTATACTTTAAGTGGAATTTTTCAGTGTATAGAGGTATAAAATGAAAAATAACCAGACAATACTTGATGCTTATTTAAGAGGCTATAAAAAACCAATTTATAGAGTTTATTCATCTACTGATATTGGAACTAAAGCACATTATTATAATATCAAAGGAGTTTCCATTTTTCCAGATTTCAAACCAATTTTTCCATCAGGCAATTTAAACTTAAGAATAGGCCAAAATATGGGTGAAAGAAATGGACTTCCATTTATTATTCAAGTAGATGATACAAGTTTTGACCCTTCGCAATATAAATTACAAGTTAAATGGTCTGGAGATAAGTTATTTAGAGTTTATGAACTTATCACCTTAAATACATTAACTCAAGAATCTGGTTCACCTAATTTTTATTATACAGAAAAATACAAAGGTTTTGTTTCTCTACAAACATTGAGCAGTTATGTCTATGAAGATGACCCAGTCGTAAAAATTGCTTATTTTTCTAATGAAGTCTTCTATATATGTAGATTAATACATACTCAAACTAATAATACTTCTTTCTGGAGTGATGTAATGACTTTTACCAAATCATTTAGAAGTTCAGAAATAACTCAAGGTTATGTTTATCCAAATAAACAAAATTTAATAACAAATCTCAATACAGATGGATACTGGTCTGATGAGACATATTTTTACTAAACAAGAGGTTAATAATGGCTGATTGGGTTGAAATTGATTATAATGATTTAATAGACTTTAATATTGAATTAAGTTTAGATAACACAGATAATGCAAGAGTTTCACTTATGAATAAGAATGGAAAATATAATTATTTATATAGAATGTTTCAAACTGATAAAGTTTTTATTGGTCTTGATATTGGTTTTGATAATGAAAAAGTTCCAGTTTTTACTGGGCAACTTGTTTCTTTAAGTTCACCTTCTTTTGAAGCAAGGCGACTGGAATTAACTTTAAAGCATAGGCTAAATTATTTTGAAATTGCCAAAATTCCATCAGACCATTTTTATGATATTAATTTTGGTGATTTAGTAACTTATCATGCTGTAAACTATTGGGGATTAAATAGTAATGAGATTATAATAAAAGATGATATTAGTGGTGATGATTATCTTATTAAATCAGTTTTTTTAAGTAATGAGCCTCCACTTGCAAAACTATATGAGATAGCAAAAGGTTTGGGTTTATCAATTTATTGTGATGAACTTGGTAGGTTAATAATTCAGAAAAACTACAATTCAACAACACCAGTTTGTTCAATCCCAGAGGACAAAATAAAAGGTTGGTCTTCAGAATTTATGTCTTATTTTGATATTGATAACCATTATGAGATTTTTGGTGCAGAGAAGCCACTTGATTATTTACTTGATGAAAAAGAAAAAGTATTAGGTTATAAAATGCTTGATTTAAGAGTAACGGAGAGTTTTTTTCCACAAATTGCTTCTTTTGAAAACTATCCCCAATACTCAAAAGATTTTTTATTAAACTATAAAGGACAAAATTATACACCAGACTCAAGCGGAGGAATTTCATTATTGCCATTTGGAATTCAACCTATTTTGCAAAATAATATCTATACTCCGCCAGATATTTTAGTAATAGATATTCCGATGTTTGAAAAAGAATATATTTTAACAGATATAGATGTGAAATATAATAAAGCTCAAGAAGGCATAAATCAAGGTAATAGAGGCGAATCTTGGATATGTGTTACAAATGATTTAGAGATTTATATTGCTGGTTTTGGGGACAATGTTTGTTATATAATAATTAAAAATTTTAATACTTGGTATGAACAAATTAAGCCACTTTTTATTTTAGTAACTGCTTTTGGTTGGGGTTTATCCAATTGGGGTAAACGCTATAAAACTCTTGTTAAAACAGATTCTTTACCTTGGATTAATTTCTGGGCTTATGATAAAGTTACATCACCCAAATTATTACAATTCCATAAGGAGCACTGGTTAGTAGATGTTCAAACTAATCAAAGATTAGCAGACTTAATTGGACTTGAGAAAAAAAGAAGTTACAATTACGAATGGATATTTTCAGATGCACAAGCAGATTTTGTTCTTAATAATTTAGTTAATCAGCAAATTAAAGAAATTTATCAAATAACTGTAACAACAACTTTAAATCCATTATTTGAAAGAAATGATTTAATAGAAGCAATAGTAAGACAAGGTGATAAAAAATATAAAGTTCAATTTTGGGTTAGGAAAATACAACATACATTAACTACTACTACTTTAACTGGTCCAATTTATCAATGGATTGAAATACAGTAATGGATAATTTTAAAATATTTGTGAGTGATGATTTTAATAATTATAGTTTAGTCAAAAATGATATACCGGGTTATGCTGGACTTGCTATTGATTTTCAAGGAATGCATCTTGTTCCATTTTATACAGAAGAAGACAATGTAAAGAAAGTAAAACTATTATATACTCCAGATGAAAATACTTGGAACACTATTTTGATAGATGATGTTGATGTTGTGCCTTGTATTCCATCATTAGCAATTGACTATAATGGTCTTTTAATCTACTATTACATAAAAAAACAATCTAATACAGATTGGCTTGTGAAAAAATATGCAACTTCTGGTTATCAAAATTGGTCAAATGTCATTTGGATTACGAGCTTATAAACTTGACTAAAACTTTTTTTAAGTAGTATAATTTACTTAATTAAGACAGGAGGCAAAAATGAATAGAATTTATAAAGTATTTTTAACCCTTTTTTTTGTTCTTACTATTAAAGGTTTCTCTCAAAATTATCGGTATGAAAAAAATCCAGATGGAACATATAAAGCAATTTATACAATAAATGATAGCGGAAGAAGTGAAACAATCATACCAGAGAAGTTTCCATCTGGAAAATATAAAGCCATTTATATTAGACAACTTGCAGGTGATATTCATTCCGATACAATTATTTCTATAATAGACCCAAATAGTAAAATAAGATATAACCCATCAACTGATACTTGGCAATATACAAATGATGGAATAAATTGGTTTGATTTTGGCTCTGGTGGAAGTGGTGGTGGAGGTGATATGTATAAATCAGTTTACGACACTAATGATAATGGAGTGGTTGATAATTCAGAGAGTGTTGTGGATAATTCAATAACAAGTGTTAAAATTCAAGATGGGGCTATAACTGAAGCAAAGATACAGAATAATGCTATTTCAACAATCAAACTACAAGATAACTCTATTTCAACAGCAAAAATACAAGATAATGCCATAACGACTACTAAATTAAGTGATTATTCTATTAACGAAACAAAACTCGCTGATAATAGTGTTTCAACAATTAAAATAAAAAATGGAGCGATAACAGCAGATAAACTTGCTGATAATAGTGTGAATGGTGCTAAAATAGTAAACGGAACGATAACAAATGAGGATATAAGTTCAACAGCGAATATTTCGTTAACTAAATTATCCCCTTATCCATTTGGAACAAATGACATTCAGGATGGTGCTATTACTGCTTCAAAAATACAAGACAATGCCGTAACTGGGACTAAAATTCAAAATGGGGTAATAACAGAAAACCACCTATCTTCTGCTGCAAGGATACTTAAAACAAATGAGGTTTTAACACTACCTTCTGTATCTGGTAATTCAGGAAAATATCTCAAAACTGATGGAACGCAATTAT